TTTTTGTACGTCTTGATCTGTGACAAAGTCTTTCATAATTCCTCGCTTAGAAAGGTGGGCTACTCGCTACACTGCTCCAATGAACCCCGATAAATTGGTTTACAGCATCCGCTTTCGCCCATAAAACTAATTACAATTTGTAGTGCAGTTGTTCCCGTAACAGCAAGTTGTGCAATAAACACACCTGCCTTGATCGCAATACGTGCTATATGTACAAGCAGCGTATGACAAAGTTGCTGTTGCTGCTAACCAAAGGGCGATTAAATATTTCATGTTGTCTCCTAGAATGGAATGTCATCGTTCATATCATCAGGCTGATTGTGTTCTATTGCTTTACTTGACTTACTGTTACTGCCTGATTCTGATTTGCCACTGAGCATTTTAAAATCTTCGCTGATAATTTCTGCATTTACTTTATCAATGCCATTTTTATCTTTGAACTTTTTATATTTCAATCTGCCTTCTACATATATCTGAGAACCCTTCTTCAGATATTGTGCTGCTACTTCTGCTGGCTTACCAAAGATGCCTACCTTATGCCATTCTGTATTTTCTTTGGTCTGTCCTGTCGCTTTGTCTTTCCATTTTTCTGTTGTGGCTACAGATAAATTGACAACAGCATCTCCGCTTGATGTGTAACGAACCTCTGGATCTTGCCCAAGATTACCAATGAGAATTACTTTATTAACGGATGCCATTATTTATTTCCCTCTCTGTATTTTTTAATCGCTGATCTGTACTTTGAATCGAACAAATGCCAGAACGCTGTGTGCAATGTTGGCTCGAGTTGCAATGACTTAATGTAATCCGATGCCTCTGCAATCTCGCCATCAGCTAAGAACTTCAAAGCATCAACCGCGAGTGATCGTAATTGCTCTTGATCTTCGGGCGATAGTTTGTCCCATTCATCTTGAGTAATTGACTTTGCACTCACTGGCTTTGCTTTGCTTGCTGCATTGCCATCATCATCTTCTGGTGCAAGGCCAGAGGCGGCTAGTAGGCTGTACCTGCGAGCATAGGTCAAAGCACTACCATAGCCTTGAGCGTCATTCTTGACTACTGGAACGTGCATCTTGCCTGATCGCAATTCCTCTCCTGATTCATGTAGGAATACTGTCTCCACAGTAACGCCATGCTCAGTCTCAAACGTCTGTTGCATAAGAGCAATGCCGTTATTATTAAGGGCATCAATGACTGCCTCTACACAGGCTGAGAGATCAGCATATCGGCTGCGGAAGTGTGGATTGGTCGATGCTTTGAGAGCGGGTCCAAATTCTGATTGTGCTTTTACAAATGCTTTTGCTATTGCTGTCATGTTCACTCCGAAATTATCGTTTCTGTTTATCAAATGTTTCTATCCCTGCTGCGAGTAAGCGGCGATATTCTGCCCACTTCTTTCTATACTTCGGATCCTCTGTAGGCGGAACCCATCCGTATATTGCTTTCCATCTAATCGTTACATCTGTTGTCGATGGTGTGTAGATGTAATGATCTGACTCTTTCATGTTTGTCATCATGTTGTCTCCAAGAAACAAGTGAACAAATACAATAGCACAATGAGTGCTGCGATTACTTTAGGATGGTTAGCTAACCAATCATTAGTGCAAAGAAGTTTCTTCATGACATTAAGCCCAAAAAGGTTTTCTAGATTCCAATAAAAACAATGTGTGTAATATTTTGTGCGGATCATAAGCAGACCATCTTTGCATTTTGTGACTGCCTTTGTAATCCCATATTGCACATTCCATCCCATTGATTTTAAAAGCCCAAGAAAAAATTACTTTGTCTGGATCATCATTAACATTAGCAGGGAAGCCAAGTATCTTTTCAATCTGCCATGATTGATACCCGACAATGGAATCTGTCTTATGACTGCCGATAAAATAGTTGATTGGTTCTATTATCATTTTGTCCTCGCTTTGAATTAAAAATCAGTTTCAAAAGTTCCGTTAGCAACTTTCTTGAAGAACCCATCCCAATCAAACTTTGCAACGATGGCAAGTTCCTCTAGTGATTTTGCATTGGTTATGTATTTGTCGATTACATAATCAACATGTGCGTCTATAACTGTATTCATATTGGATTGCATAATATATTCCTCACATTGAAAGAGCAGGGGATTGCTCCCCTGCGTTGATTAAGCAGCTAACAAAATATTCATTGCTCCAGTTTTAAGATTTGAACCTTGTCTGAACCATGCGCTGTCGAGTCGTGCGTCAGCACTACGATTGGGCGCGTGATGATCTACATATTCAGTGACTGCATTTAATAGTTGCCATGCCGTTCCTCGAATGCCCTTAATGTCACTACCGATTGCCCCGCCATCAAACAATTCCAAAATCTTTTTATATGAACGATTGGTTTTAATATCTTTTTCTTTCATCTCATAATATTTTGAGTTCAATAATTGAGCCATGAAATTATCAAACCCATTGGAATTGATCTGTCGTTTTGCTAAATGCTTTGTCTGTTCCATAAACAAAGCAAAGCGGTCAACGGTAATTCCCAATTGATCGTACACATTGTCAGCAATAAAATCAGTTGAGTGAGGAATTGAAACTACGTTTCTCATGTCTCGATCTGCCATGGCAATCGTGTTAGCACAAACAACCCTGATGTTGGTTTCTCGTGCAGTTGTTGCCATGCCTTTGTCATAAGAAGTTGCCAACAAAATATATTTTGCAACTGGATCGCCATTAACAACTTCAGCGACTTTGCCCGTTTCGGCTAATGCCCATATACGTTTGCCACCTTTCAAACTCCCTGCGGTGTGCAATTTATAACCTTGACGCTCGATGAGCTTATTAAAAAAATCTAGCACTTCAGCGGGTTGGACTATTTTGTACCTATTGCTAACCACACTCATGGGCTCATTATTATCTGAACGATATAAAACGTGCTGCCCTTTAAATGAATGAGCAGTCCCGTTATCGTCAAAATAATGGACGTTCTTTCTTTCGATCTGCCAATCCAGTCCTGCTGCTGTGCGCCATGTTTCCATGTCTGCGCCTTCATCTAATTTTTGTCCCAAGCCATGCCAAGGTGTTTGACCTTGCATAGCTTAATAAACTGAGGGAGCATTGGAGGCCAATCGGTTTCCCTCAACAAATTTACTCCGCGAACAATTTCTTCTCTACTCAATTCTCCTAATCCTTTTGCCCAATTAAGTTTGACAGCTTGCAAGTCTATGTCTCTATAATTATCAAGGAACTTGACACCATAAGTTGATACCATCTTTTCAAAGATTTTTTCAACCCATGCCATTGGCACAGGATCAGTTGATTTCGATAATTGTGTCATCGTGTTTTACCATGCCAGTTAGTATTTCCATTGCTTCGCGTCTGCTTTTGTCTTTTGCATTTTCGTAAGGCTTGAATGATGCAGCAGCAGTCCTTTGATTACGTACCCAATTCCTCCATGTCGCATCCCAATTTACTTTCCTACCTTTTGCTCCAGCTTGTGCGATCCAATAATCGCGGAACTGATCTGCAACATCTTTTAATTTCAATTCCGGGTTTTCTGTTTGGCAGAATTGCACCATCGAATCAGTTGGTTCCCAGTTGTCAGGCAATCGCGATGCGCGAGTGCTCTCTACATTGGTTAATGTTTTATGTTTATTGGTTATTGGTTTATGGTTATTGGTTGGTTGAACGTCCGTTAGTACGTCCGTTGAACGTCTGCTTGCTCTTGCTTCAGCGGATGCTTTACCTGCTTTAGACGCTTGTTCAATCTTGGAATGATAGTGCTCAATCTCTTTATCGGCACGTAAGTTTATCCATCCGCTTTCTGTTAGCTGGAAGAATTCCTCAAGGATAATTTTTACTTCTGCTTCGTAATCTCTCGCATCAATTTGTCGTGCTACAGATGCTATACCGCAGTTCAACGGTCGTTCATGGAGATAATATAAATCCAGCAATCGCCGGTAGATAGCATCCTCAAGCAAGGATAGATGCCTTGTGTGGCTTGAATAATCGCCTATGTTGAATTGGTAGTAGTGCATATTCCCTCGTCTAAGGATCGTCATTGGAAAGTGATGGCAGGGCGATGACGAGTCGCCTTTTCGGGTGCTACCCTAGCCATCATGTTGATTCTACCCAACAACAATAATGCCAAGCAAGAACATTTGCAAAATAGTTCTTTCAAAGCCAGCTTGCCAATATTCGTCTTTTTCTTGGCGGGATAATTTATTACCTTGATCTATTTGAGCATGACAACTGCTACAAGCCCACGCAGCATAACAATCGTGAGCTTTTATACCCATGCCTTTACCATGCTGTAATTGATTGCTGTGAGCCGCCACAACCGTCTCAGGATTGCCATTACAAACGCCAGGAATCCTAATTGTGCAATGCCGCCCCCGCGTTTGATTAAGCAGCCTCTGACTGCTAAACATTATTGGCTCGGATATATTTAATTACTTCAACCAGATGCTCATCAGCAATCATCTGTTCCATTTTGACTTTGCCATCAGTGGCGTTTTCAATCAATGCGGCATTCAAAAATGAAATTGGTTTCTTGCCGTTTTTAATTTTGGAAATTTCTGGTGCCGCAACTTTCATTGCTTCGGCTAGTTTTCTTGCTGCCCCGTATTCTTTGAGGTATTCGTTCAAAGTCATATCAATTCCTTTGTTGTTTATTTGATAATATAATGACAATATATTTACATTTTGTAAATATTGTTGTTGATCTGCATCGGCTAATTGAGAGGTTTTAGTCGCAAGCGCTGATTGTTCCGCACCTGTTCCCAATGGTCCACAATTACTAAAAGCAGGGGGGCAGTATGGCGGTTGATTGGAGCCAATACCAAGAAGTTTCTGACCCAACTCAAAATGCTAGTAGCGTTGACTGGAGTAAATACCAGGAAGTGCCGCAAGCATCGCAACCTACTTTATTAGACCATCTTAAAAACGGTCTTATTAATGCTGCTCACTTTGGTCAAGGCGCTGTGCAGGGGGTTTCTGACTTAGGAGAAGGTTTAGCTAAAGAAACAGTTGTGCCGCTAGCTAATGCACTTAATATCTGGGGAAAGATTAAAGATACTGTTGCTACTGGATTATCAAATACGCCTAATAGACCAACAGCATCTTTAAAACAATATTCTGCTCCTAACGGAGATGTATTTGCATACAACCCAGCTGGTAAAAATACTACGTGGGCTAAAGCCGGTAATATTACCAGTCAAGTATTAACTGGACTTGCTCTTCCAGAATTTGCAGATGCTACACTTCCTAAAATAGCCGAGCAAAGTGTACAAAATGCAGTAATAAGCAAACTAAACGGGGGCAATCCATTAATTGGTGGTGCTTTAGGTCTAGTTGGTGGAGCAGCGGGCCAAGCATTACCAGCAGCTTTAAAAGGGTTAGCAAATAAAGCGGCTCAACCCGGTAGCTTATTGCGTACACCGCAAGTGGTTTCTCAATATCAAAAAGTATTAAGTGATACGCCGGTAGATTTTGGTTCGTTAGTGGGATCGCCTAAGCTTTCTAAAACCTATAATTATGGTTTGCAAGGAACTATGTTAGGTGGTGTCGAAGATGGACAGCAAAAGCTAATCAATGAAAGTCAGAATTCGGCTCAAACTGCTTTACAAAGTTTACTGGGAACGACTAAAGAACAAGACATACCTGATGCGCTGACTTCTAAAATAAAAGATAACTACAATAATAATTATTCACAAGCTAAACAACAATTTCAGGATGTCTTTAAACAAGCTGATCAAAGAGGAATTCAGGCAACTGATTTATCAAATATAACAGATGCAGCAGCTAAATTATTAGGGGATTCAAAAAATCCTTTAAATTTAACTCAACTGCCATCACCTATTCAAAATAAATTACAGCAAATAATAGAGAACAACAAAAATGGGAATAATGATTACCAATAACAGGCGTCGGAGGACCAAGCGTAACATCAGGCGGAAACCCTTCTTGATCGTATTGCTCGACATCAGCA